AAGTTGAGAAAATTCATTAACACTATCATAAATTCCAGCACCGAAATTTAGTGTTTCTACTTGAACGGCGTCGTGAGTAAAAATCTTGAAATTGCGATCACTAGCCGCGGCGGCCCAAACATCTCTCCAAGCATCTAAATCTGCTGGACTTGGTCGATAATCGGCTGCACCACCACCTACCTTAATAATCCTCATTGGGTTCATTAATTCGGTATATTGAATGTATTTACACTCCTTAATTTGATCCCACAGCATCAAAGAGCGGAAAATACTTATTGGAAGACCAGTTCCTCTTACCTCATAAGGACTAATTTTTCTTGCTAAATGAGATACATACAAATTATCTAATGGAATGTTCTGACCGCGTCTTACATAATTAATAATAGTATCATTTAACTGTTTGCGTTGTTCTATATCTACTGGCAAATTAGAGGTGCAAATTCGTCTCAAACTTTCATCTGGGCGAAGCATAATAATAGGCTCGCTGGCGATAACTGATCGCTTAACGATAATATAATCTGGGTTTTGAATAACTAATCGCGACCATTTAGCATTACGCTCGTCGAGTTCCCCATAAACAAATGCTTCTCCTAATAACCAATACTCTTGTGCAACGTGCGAACATACAGTCATTAAATCAAGTTCTTCTGCCATATCAGCATAGAATTTTTCTGCTCGTTTATTAGGGCATTTGATATTTAATTTGCTGATAGGGTAGGTGCTATGTAAATTAATAGCATTGGCAACGAATGGATTTAGAGCATAAAAACTACGAGACCAAGCATTTTGTGTCGCTCTATCACGAGGAAGGTTAAGATTGCTTGTTAACCATAATGGAGAATATAATTCTGGTAATTGTAGGCTGGTATTACCTACCGTCCCTTTGAAAGAGTTAGAAGCAGTAGATGGGGTAATCTGGCTAACTGAAAGATTGCCTGCATCTTGGGCATATTTTTCTCGAAACCCAGCAATCGCATTAGAAGCGGAAGTAATAACATTTTTGGTATTTTGCCCCTTACCGTCCCTAAATAATCCTTGCTCTACCTCACCTTCTAATTGATTGCGACGATACTCCGATACTGATTTATACATCTGTGGAGTAACGGGCGGAATAAAACGATTATTTGTTTCGGACATTTATATCTCTCTTAATAAGTTCTTGGGGCATAGACGGCGATAACATTTGGCTTCTCTTTTTTACTTACATCTTGTTGCAATAGAGGATTTGATATTTTAAAGCCTTTTGATATCCAATACTTATATCCAATGTAAGCATTCAACATAGCGGCAAAACCATCATTCGCTCCTGATTTAATATAATGAGGATTAACGTCCCCAGTTCTTGAAATACTTGGCTTAATTTCCATATTACAACAATGCTGAATAAGCCAAGCCACCTGCTCATAACTTCCCAATGGAAATCTAATCAAACCCTTCTTCATTTGTCCATATAATTCCATAATCCAAAAATCGCGTTCGAAGGTAATGACACGAGGGAAAATGTCCCCATTGTATTTAACTCTCCCATTAACTTTACCTGATGCTTGTGAGGCTAAAAACTTCTCTCCATATTCTGTCTGCATTATTTCATTGAAATCGTGAGCAAAACCAATATCGCACACCGCCATTTCACATCTATATCGCTTCATTGTCTCATCGATGATAGATTTTTTACTTGCCAAGTCATTTCTTTTGAACTTAAAAGCATATTCGATAGACAGTCTGCTGGGGCCAGTTATTGAAAGAACTACTGCGGTGCTATAACTCTGCCCTTGCGCTTTTACTTTGTCGGAATTAGCGAGTTGTTCTATGTCCGCTTTGGCTCCAATATCGATGCCTAAAATTGTAATAATATCCTCTTCATCGGAAACGGAACCCCTGAATTTTCTACCTTCATCGCCACAAATTTCACGAATATCTTCGGGGGTAATAATTGCCGCTTCACCTTGAAAAAATTCGCCCAACACTTCGTTTTGATAGGCTCGCTCTGTATTAATTGCTGAATTTCCGGGCTTTGAAGCAATAATTTTTTCTTTGGTAAATTCTGGCAAATATAATTGATTAAGATGAAAACCTACAAAGTCGGCTTCCGCAGGATCGCGTAATGCTATCCATTTACCACGACCAATAGCCTTCAAACGATCTTGCTCACAATCACAATGAGTGCATTTGACAGTGTTGTCATAGAGCCATATATTTTCCCATTCATTAGAACCGGGGGTGTAGAGTGGAAAATGCTTACCACAACTTTCACAACCAAGATGGTAATATTGTTGGGAAGATTTTTGCCACATTTGCCAGAAGTTAGAGCCACGTTGAAGAGGTGTTCCGAAATATAGTTGAATGCCTTCGCCAAGAGCGCCATATTGAGATTTTGTAAGAACCTTATTAGTATTTGAAACGGCGGCTATCGGAATTTCCTGTACTTCGTCATACAGCAAAACATCACAACTTTTACCGCGCATTCTTGAACCGTCAAGCCCAGCACTCTCGATCCAAATGTGATTACCACCCTTAAATTGCTTAAAACCACCGCTATCATTTGTTGGAGATGAGCCATCAATTAACGTTCTCATCAATGGTTTTTTACCTTTCCTTCCTAATGGATCATCCGTTAATACAGAGCCATCTACCATCGAGGCAAACTTTGTTTTAGAGAATGCCGCAGCCCTATCAATCGTTGGCCACATATGCGCAATTCTAATAGGCGGAGAGTGCCCATTACCAAATATACCGGAGCCTAACATATACATAGACGCGGCACATGCTGTGGTACTGCCCGCAATTTGTCGCCCTTTTACCCATATAACTGGTTTAGAATTTCTATCTAACGCTTTTACACAAATATATCGTAAAATATCGACAACTGGCTTATATCCATTTTCAACTAATCTAAATGGCTTACCGTCCAATGTAAGATTTTGCTCACACCAATTTACTGGGTCTATTGATAGTAATGAGTTCTTGAACTTATCGAAAACATAATCACTTGACATCCGATGGCTTAAATACCTTTCTAATCTTAAATATATCTAATTATTGTCGGACGTCTGAAATTTGACTACATCTTGTTTTTAAGTGGCTCGCAAATTGCCAACGGATCATCTGTAAGATATTCAGTGGATTGTTCTGCTCTACCGATATTATTATCAACTTGATTACGGTCGCTTGAACGCCCACTAATCTCTGCAATCTTGGCATTGATATAGGCTTTTACATCATCGCTAACATCAGTGGCATCAGGTAATTTTGCACGTATATCTGGGAATTTCATCAAATCGTGAATAACCGAGGCGACGGAAGTGCCGGGACGATCCTCGACAAAATTATCAATAAACACCTTCATTTGTGGTATCTTTGAGAAAATTTCAGGCTCTTTGAGAGAGGCTCGTTTCGAATTAATAAAAGCCTGCAATCCAGTTCTTTCGCGTAAATCTTGAACCACCTCTTCGACACTAGAAAATTTGGGAGAAGGATTTCCCATAATTGCCGCTATTTCATCTTGAATAGATCGTTGTGTGCGCTGTGATTGAACCGAATGCTTTTGGAGATTTTCAATAAATAAGTCATACCAATGAGAATTGCTTACATCGTCTTGGCGTTCGAAAGCAGTCTCATCTCGGGAAATAACAGGAGGATGACGGTAATGATAATTTGATTTATTTGACATATGATCCTTAAGACCAGTAATTAGGAGCATAATTATAGTTATTTTCTGAACTATAACCATACTGTTCTTTATCATCTACCCCAAAACCCATATCCCGACGCATAGGATATCCCATATCTGATAAGAATTGCACCACTTCGAGTTTTTCACGGTCATTTAATTTGAATTTTTCAGCCAATCTATTAAAAGATTGTTCGATGTCCTTACCAGCCGACACATTGGAATTAATGCAGGTGCGGGCGATGGATGAAACTATTAGCGGCACCGTTACGACTATTCCGCCGATATAAGGTGCAGTGGCTTCTTTGGTTAATCCGCGCTCTTCCGCTGCCTTTTTACGCCTACGTTGCAATTCCTTATCAAGACGATCAATGCCGCTTTCCATTTCAACTCGAGCATCTTCTGCCTTGGAGATATCGATTTCTCCATCAAAATCTTGTTGAACTGATTTGGAAAGAATGTCAAGACCTCGTTTTAGATATGACATTGCTCTTTCTAATGCGATAGTTTCTCCCTTATGTTTTGGAATTTTTGAGAGATAATCCTTCATCCAAGCAAGAAAATCTTTCTTCGAGAGCGATTGCCAATCTTTATCGCCTTTTTCTTTTTTATCCGAGGCTTTGGCTTCTTCCTGTCCTTCCTCTTCTTCGCTCTCATCATTCAATTCAATTTCATCGCCTGAAACTTCAAGGCACTCATCAGGGGCGCCGGGCAAAGTGGGTAAATCAAATGATAACTCAATGACGTGCTCACTTGGCTCTGTCATTTCCAATTCTACTACTTCTTCTTCATTGGGTGTGGGCTGATAAAGCACCACATCACTATCATTTTCCATTCTAATAGGAAAGGATACAACATCTTCGGCTAATGAAGCCGCTTGTTTGAACATTGCCATATTTAACCTCAATATATATGAGAAATTATTCTTTCTTGGTGATTAAACCCTTTAATTTAGCAACTCTATGCATAAGACGTTCTTCTCTTGTAGCCCAGCCCGTCAAACCGTAGTAAAGATTTCTAAACTCTTGTCCGTCTGTATGATATGTTAAAGGGTAGGAGTAAAGCCCAAATATCCCGAATAATTCACCAATCTGCGTATAATAAGGTGATCCTGAAAAACTCACCTCGGGGGATACGCCAGCATCTATCTGACCGAAATTACAATCTACAAAATTAGGCTTTTGCTTAAACAAATGGGCGGCATATTTACAACGCCCAGGCTCTGATGCTTGTCCCCATATAATTAAATTTTGTTCTTTAATCTTCTCTTGTTCCTCATCCGACATATCATCATTAACTGCTTGCATTTTATCAATAGCGTTTCCAACACTACGACATCCTTGGGATATAGGTAGCAAAAATGGACATCGAATATCATCATTTTCGCGTATAACTGCAAGTTTTCGGATCATTTTGTCTTACCTTTTAGAAGGTGTATAATTTTCTTTTTTCTTTTATTCCTTCTTTGACGGCGAAAATCTTGCACTGATTTAAAATCTCCCGAATACAATCCAGCACCATAATCAATATTCTTTAAAATAGGATTTAATTCATTTGCCATAGGGAGCCACCAATCTACGCGAATATAGCGGAGCCAATTTGTCAGTAATAGGTAAAAAATTCCATAAATTCATCTTATCAATCAAATAAATTGTTTTATCTGGATCGTATGATAATGCCTTATTAATGTTCTTTGTATTATACGAAATCTCTGATTGCAAAAGATAATTAGGATTGGCTCTGATCCACTCTATAATGTCAGGAGAAACATCAAAGTCCAATTTAGCGGCAAGATAGATTGCTCTAATAATACGATTGGTATTGTATTTGAAAGTTAAATCAGGAGTAAGACAAGTTCTTATTATTTTATTTTTGATATCTGGGATTGCTTGATGAGTTAAATCTTTTACTTTTTTGAAGTCTAATGTCATCAAAAGAGTATTACAATTAAAATCTCTCGAATATACTTCCTTTTGCATTTCAGTTGGAGAAGTAATTCCTTTTCTGTATAAGATTTTTTCTATGTTTGGTATTTTGAAATTGCTGGAAAAATCTATTTTTATTATATTATTCCCTTTTCCTATATAAATGCTGGAATGACCATCTAATGCTTCTTTGGTAGAAATTGGAACATATTTCCGAAGTTTAATGGCTACTTCTTTGGCGAGATACTGTGTATTATGTCCAGTTGTAATATCAAAATCGTTTATTTGTGATGCACGACCAAGAAGTTTATCTCGTGGCGTGCCCCCCGTAATTAAGGGAGTTGTCCCTTCTATTTTACCAATTTCGTGAATTATTTGGAGAATTAGATTTGCTCTCAAACTACACCTACACTATTTCAGTGGGGGTTTGGGCAATTTCTTGGGATAATAATTTACGAAAATCATTTTCCCAAATAGTTATAAGATTATAACCTGCTGATTTTATTAATTCTTCTCGTTGTATAGTTCTTTGATATAAATCTCCGAAAGATATTTTACTTGAAACATTCATATCTAAACTATTAAATATATTTGGATTTCCATGCCAATAATCTCCATAAAATTCATAAACTGTATTAGTATTTGGATCAAATCCATCAACAAAAATAGTTTTATTACCCAACTGTATTTTAAATTGTCTATATTGTCGAGGTATATTACATATATCTAACCATAATCGTTCTGATTTAGAATTTATTTTTGATTGTTCAAAAAAACACATACGACAATCATGCCCTTGTATATGTAAATAAATTTCTTGAAAGAACTCTCCATGTATAGGACATGTAAATGGCATTTTACAATTTATACCGTCATAATATTTGTCAAACCATTCTCGTGTATAATTATATATATGTCTT